TAATCCATGCTTGAATTCACTGAAAAAGTGCTGATTTCAGTCCGAAACTTACGAAAACAGTCGGAAGACGTTATTGTGGGCGGTGGCGTGAAGGACATGGAGCATTACAAGTTCCTGATGGGACGGATCGAGGGCTATAAATTTGTGGAGATAGCAATAAATGATCTCCTGAAGAAGAACCCAGACTCCTAAGGAACCTAAAAACATGACCATGTCAGCATTGGAAGAGAAATGGGCAAAGGAAGAAGCGGAGAAGGTGCCGACTTTGGACGATGCTTACAGCGAAGATGGCAGTTTGGCCATTGAAGACATTGATGGGTCCGTTCTGGACCGTATTCCGAAGCCTACGGGCTGGCGAATTGTGATTTTGCCCTATCGAGGCGCAAAAAAGAGCAAGGGAGGCATTGTCCTTGCTGATTCCACGATTGAAAAACAGCAAATTACCACTGTCTGCGGCTATGTTCTGGCCGTTGGCGAATTGGCTTACAAAGATGAAGGCAAATTCCCCAACGGAGCATGGTGCAAGCAAGGTGATTGGATTGTTTTTGGCCGTTACGCGGGTGCGCGTATCGGTGTAGACGGGGGCGAAATCCGAATCATCAATGATGACGAGGTATTGGCTCGAATCGACAACCCAGAAGACATTCTGCACATGTAAGGACTCACCATGGCCAACATCACTCCAGACAGCCAGCTTGAATTTGAGTTAGGCGAAGGCGAAGTAGAGACTAGTATTGAACTTCCAGAGCAGGAATCGGAAGATACAGATAGCTCTTCCACAATAGAAGCAGCGCAACCAGCAGTGGCTCAAAAATCTGAGCCAGAGAAGCATGAGTTGGATCAGGTCAGCGAAAATGTGCAGAAGCGCATTGCTAAACTGACAGCTAAGATGCGTGAAGCAGAGCGTCGTGAGCAAGCGGCCTTGGATTACGCTCGAAACGTCCAAGCCAAGGCGCAAGAACTGGAACAAAAGCTGGTTACTACCGATCAGAGCCGCGTATATGAGGCTAAATCCCGGGTAGAGACCCAGCAAATGCAGTTGAAAGCGATTATTCGCCGGGCGCGTGAAGAAGGCGACATTGACACAGAGACAGAGGCCCAAGAGCGCCTTATGCAGCTGTCAATGGAGCAGAGGCAGTTGCAGCAATGGGAAGATACTCGTCCCGAGCCGCAAACAGCGCCTGTTCAGCCACAAGCTCCAGCGCGTCAGCCAGCGTATCAGCAAGCAGCGCCACAACAGCCCGCACCTAGCCCTCGCGCAGAGGAATGGGCGGCTAAGAACGAGTGGTTTGGTCAGGATAGGACGATGACATACGCTGCATGGGGTATTCATCAGACGCTGATTGAAGAAGAGGGCATTGACCCTGATTCAGACGAGTACTATACTGAATTAGACAACAGGCTCCGGAGCGAGTTTCCGAACAAGTTCCGGGCTGCTCAATTGAACAACAGACAACGGTCGAACGTGCCAGCCGTTGCACCTGCTTCCCGTAGTTCCGGGGTAAATAGTGCACGCAGGACGGTGAAGCTTTCACCGAGTCAAGTTGCTATTGCAAAGAAATTGGGTGTTCCGCTCGAGGAATATGCCAAATACGTAAAGGAGTAATAAATGAGCCAAGATAAACTTACTATCGACCGCGCCCCTCGCGCATCCCGTGAGAAAGAAGCGCGTCGCAAGCCTTGGGCACCTCCTTCACGTTTGGACGCCCCTCCAGCACCTGCCGGTTTCCAGCATCGCTGGATTCGTGCAGAGATCAATGGATTTAATGACAAACAGCACGTTTTTGGCAGACTTCGTGAGGGCTATGAACTGGTCCGCAATGAAGAACTGCCCGAAGAATATCGCGATACGTTGCCTACCATCGAAGATGGTAAACATGCGGGCGTGATTTCTGTCGGTGGCTTGCTTTTGGCACGTATTCCAAATGAGACTCTTGCAGAACGCAATGCGCACTACAACCGGAAGGCAAGAGAACAGATCAGTGCAGTAGACAACGAGTTGATGCGTGAAAACGCGCACTCGACTATGCGTATTCAGGCTCCAGAACGGAGCTCTCGCACTACTTTCGGTAGTCGTTAAGACTACATAACCCTTTAGGAGCTATTTATGGCAAACGTAAACAAGCCCTTTGGACTTCGTCCACTCGGCAATTTGTCCGCCACCGGCGCACAAAAGCAGTACAGCTACGTGATCAATGACAATCAGTCTGGTGCAATTTACCAAGGTGACTTAGTCACCGTAGTTGCTGGTTATCTGGTCAAGTTTGTTGAAGCAACACATAGTTCGGCTGTCGGCGTATTTAACGGCTGCACTTATGTTGACCCAACCAGCGGCAAGCCAACTTGGAGCAACTACTATCCCGGCTCGGTCAACATCACTACTGGCCAGATTTTGGCTGAAGTGTTGGATGATCCAAACCAGTTGTTCATTGTTCAAGCAGCGGGTACTCCAACTCAGGCAAGCATTGGCCTGAATGCGCCTATCAGCACTGGCACCACTGGTAGCAACATCACTGGTGTGTCGAACCTGACTTTTGGTACGCCTACGGCAACTGCTGCTACTTCCCTGAAAATCATTGGTTTGTACAACACACCAAGCAATGAAATGGGTCAGTACGCGGTCATGGTTGTGAAGATCAACGAGCATTCATATGGCAGCGCCGGTGTAGCCGGTCAGGCCTCCTAAGGAGATAAATAATGGCTATTTCTCGTTCGCAACTCGTTAAAGAGCTGGAGCCCGGCCTGAACGCTCTGTTCGGTATGGAGTACAACCGCTACGAAAACGAGCACACTGCAATCTTTTCCGTTGAATCGTCTGATCGTGCTTTTGAAGAAGAGGTCATGCTGACCGGCTTCGGCGAAGCCCCGATTAAGAACGAAGGCGCTGGTGTCAACTATGACGCAGCACAGGAATCGTTCACTGCTCGTTATACCCACGAAACCATCGCTCTGGCGTTCGCGCTGACTGAAGAGGCCATCGAGGATAACCTCTATGACCGTCTGTCGGGTCGTTACACCAAGGCACTGGCTCGTTCGATGTCCTACACCAAGCAAGTTAAAGCCGCTTCTGTGCTGAACAATGCGTTCAACACTACTGGCGCTTATAACGGCGGTGACGGCGTGTCGCTGTGCAACAACGCACACCCAACCGCACTGGGTCCTAACTTCAGCAACGTGCCAACTACGGCAGCTGACCTGAATGAGACATCGCTTGAGCAGGGCATTATCGATGTCGCCGGTTTCACCGACGAACGTGGCCTGAAGGTCGCTCTGACCGTTCGCCGCATGGTCATTCCTAAGGAACTGCAATTTACCGCAGAACGCCTGATGAAATCGACACTGCGTACCGAAACCGCAGACAACGACATCAACGCCATCAAGTCGATGGGCATGGTTCCTGAAGGTTACTTCATCAACCACTTCCTGACCGATCCTGACGCATGGTTCCTGATGACCGATGCGCCAAACGGCCTGAAGATGTTCCAGCGTTCCGCAATCAAGACTGCCTTTGAAGGCGACTTTGATACAGGTAACGTGCGTTACAAGGCCCGTGAGCGTTATTCGTTCGGCTGGTCAGATCCCCGCGCAATTTGGGGTTCGGAAGGCTACACCCCAGCCTAATGTGGGAAACGAGAAAAGGGGCCTTCGGGCCCCTTTTCTTTTACTGGCAATAGTGTATATTCAACGTATTCCGGGACTTTTCCGGCATATCTGACAGACCCGGCTGACGACATGCAGACAGATATGCTTTAACTCGCATGTGAGGATATCTTCATGGCAAATACCACCTTTACCGGCCCAGTTATCTCTGAGAATGGCTTTCTGGGCCCTATCGCTGTATCTACTACCACTGCTGCAAGCACTTTGACTGCCGCAGATAGCGGAAAGACAATCTTTCTGAATTCGGCAACTGAGTTTGCTACAACGCTTCCACTGCCCGCCGCTGGCCTTCGCTTCACGTTTATCGTTAAAGCTGCTCCAGTTGGCACTGCTTACACCGTAGTCACAAACGGTGGCGCAAACATCATCGTAGGCCAGCAGTACAACGCGGCGGGTGCTGCGGGCGATACTGGCACAGGCGATGACACCATTACCTTTGTGGCAAGTTCCTCTGTCGCTGGTGACCGTGTAGAACTGATCAGTGACGGCACAAGCTGGTTTGCTTACGCATTCTGCACTTTGGCGGCATCGATCACCTTTACCACTGCTGCCTAATTAGGAGGTCGCCATGGGATACATGAGCGATATACAGAGTACCTATCGGACAACAGATGGGGCCATTTTTACTGGCCGCACTCGTGTAAAAGCGATATACGTCTCTCCTGATACAGGGGTGGGTTCGGTATCGATTACTGATGGCAACGGTGGTACGGTTCTTTACAGAATAGACGTTCCTGCGGGTAGTAGCGCCATTTATATGTCGCTGCCAGAGGACGGTATTTTGTTTAAAAACGGTGCATATGCAGATTTGACAACTGTCATTTCTGCCACATTCTTCTGGGCATAAGGGGCAGATCATGATGATGAAGATGAACAAAAAGCGTAAGAAATCAGGCATGTCGATGGACAAGGGCATGAAAATGGCCAAGTCCACCAAAAAAGGCATGGCAGGTGATGACATGTACAGCATGGATTCCATGCCTATGTCAAAAATGGGTGGCGGCATGATGGGTTACGCCAAAGGTGGTGCAGCAGTTAATGCCCACAAGAAAATGGCGATGGGCTATGCCAAAGGCGGGATGGTTGAGTCCCGTGGCAATGGCGCAGCACGTGGCAAGAAGACTCGCATTTGCTAAGTCATGGCCTCCCGTAAGGAAAAGCCGATAGCTACCTCGGTCAAGTCGGGCAATTTTCGCTCGACAAAGACCGGGGCAGGTATGACTAAGCAGGGTGTAGCTGCGTATCGTCGGGCAAACCCCGGCAGCAAGCTACAAACTGCGGTCACGGAGGACAATCCTTCGGGCAAACGCGCAGAGCGCCGTAAGTCATATTGCGCCCGCAGTGAGGGGCAGATGAAGAAATTCCCGAAAGCAGCGGCAGATCCAGATAGTCGGTTGCGTCAGGCCAGAAAACGGTGGAAATGCTAAATGGAAATGGTACTGTGGAACGCGCTTTTATCCATACTGGTTGCGGTATGCGGATGGATAATGCACGAAAAATCGGCAGAACTTCAGCGTATTCAAATCCTGTTGAATCGTACGCGGGAGGAGATTGCCAAGGAATATGTGACAAAAACAGAGGTTCATGCCGATATTAATCGCGTTTTGGATCGCCTAGATCGTTTGGATGCAAAAATTGATCGTCTAATGGAGGCAAAAAATGCCAGCTAAGAGCGCGAAACAAAAGAAGCTGATGGACGCCGCCGCGCATAATCCAGCTTTTGCGAAAAAGGTTGGCATTCCTACTAAGGTGGCAAAGAAGTTCAGCCGTACCAGTAAAGGTATGGAGTTTCAAAAAGGTGGAACGGTCAATCGCGTAGGCGATGCAGTTACGCCAAGCCGCCGTGACCCAGATATTGGCAAGATGATTAAAGAAGTCAAGACACCGAACGTCAAGCATAGTGGGAAAGCAGGGCTTAATCAAAGTAAGTTTGGGGGCTCAAAGGGTACACGTTACGCTTCCGGCGGCATGGCTAAAAAAGGCAAAGGGTGCTAAATGGCAACCTCAGGAACAACA